GTAGGCTCCTTCGGGAAGCGGTGACTCGTAGACCCAATGTGCGGTGTACAATAGTTGTGCAGTTTCGAGGATCATCTTCACCACGTGTTTATCACAGTGAAGGCGAGCAGCTTCGTCGGGGTCCAACGACAAGAAGAAGATGTTCATGGTTGCACCATGTTTCCGAGCAATGCTAGAATCCGTTTTAGCACCGCCACAGCGCAGACAACGCTAGAAACACAACGTCATACGACTGAACATCCGTCAGCCCAATGGTGAGAAGGTTCAACGAATTGATGATATATCCATTGTTCGTAGTGTAGGCATTGAGCGCGCCCTTCGAACAGATCATTAAAAGCCGTTGGTTAGGTTTGGGCATCGCAATCAAGTCATCATGAAAGAAGCGGAACATCATGCGGAGGTTTGCGTGAGTTAGGTTTGCGAACTGTTCGGGATGTGTTTCCTCGAATCCAAAACTACGGAAGATCTGAGCCAGGACATTCCACCGTCGAAGGATATTCTCAACGAGGTCCTTCGAGGGTGCGGGAACAGGCAGCTTCCATCGTCTGCGATAGAGATGTATCTTACGGAGCCTCGCAAGGTCAGCATGTTCAAACGGGACCTTCGTGTAAGGGTTCAACGGAGTCACAGTGCGAATACTCCACTCCCATGCGCTTCCAAAGTCAAACCACCAAATCTTCCCAGCCTCTTCGATTCCGAAATAGTCAAAAGGATGCTGCTTCTCCTTTGACTCCATCGTCACGAGGTCTTCATCATTCACACACCTAGTTCGCTTCAAGACACCTGGCCCAGCCCAGACCAATCGACGGCGGACACACCATCCTCGATATAACGCTTGGACTTTTGCAAATCGATCAATCTTATCACGATTCACATCCGCCCAAAACCTGGGGGACTTAGCTCGAGCGTGACGTCCGCATAACATATGTCCAGTCATCGCATCCGACGAACATCGATCCGTTGAAGTTTTGTTTCGAACGGAGGCGCACTGAGGCATTGCTTATCTTGTGCTGAGCCTTGAAAACTGGAAACCTGCGCGGAAAACGAATCCGGGGTTGGCGAGGCCAGTCCATCTCACAACAATCAATATGGCTACCTCTGCAATCATTCCTTCTGAGAACCTGGACATCAACCGCGTCATGATCGGCGAGATCCGCTCGAACAAGGCTGGGGGTAAGACCGTTCCCATCAAGTACAATGGACAACCCCTTCAGGTTCGCATTCCTCGTATCTTCTACCCGGCTGGCGTCGTCGTCCGTGAGGACGAGAAGACTGGTCAGCGCAACTACAGTATGCTCGCGTCGCTGAAGGGCTGCGATCCCTATGCGAAGGAGCGCTCAACGGACGGCACTGACGTCGGTCAGTTCTACAACTTCCTCACTGACCTGTCTGAGAAGATCGTCCAGCACGCGATCTCGAACAGCGGCAAGTGGTTCGGCAAGTCGAAGTCCGAGGCCGTGCTCCGCGAAACGATGAAGCCGATCCTCACGCCGAGCGTCGAGAAGATCAACGGTGAGTGGGTGCCGAACGGCAAGTATCCGCCGTCGCTCCGCATGAAGATCTCGATCTGGGATGGCCAGGTCGGGATGGACGCGGTGGATGCGAACGGTGCAACGATTGAGCTGACCGAGAACAACCTCGAGCAGGTGTTTGCGAAGCGTGTCGAGTGCCGCATGGTTCTGACGCCGAGCATCTACGTCACGGGCACGGGCTTCGGTGTGACCTGGCGCATCGCTCACGCCAAGGTGTTCCCGCCGACGCGCGTCGGTGCGAAGGCTGCGTTCGCCGACATCAAGGAGCCTGACGAGCCGGTTGAGGAGGACAAGCCCGCGGCTGTCGAGGTGCCGGTCACTGAAGAGGATGAGGCTGAGGTTGAGGAGAGGGCTGTGACGCCTCCGGCTGCTCCGCCTCCGACGGCTCCGGTTGCTCCGAAGAAGGCTCGTCGGGCAGCTGCGGTGTCGTGAAGCCAAGAAGTGACCAAACAGTAGAGCCGCCTTTAGGCGGCAGGTATACAATCATCCGATCATCAATAAACCAAACCTTTTCCTTTTCCGGGAAGCTCAGCGGTTGGACGGCTCCACATGTGAACGGCCGAAGCGACACATGCCCACATTTTTCACATGAGTGGACATCAGGCCGCTTGGTGATCATGTCTGGTGTGACGATTCGAATCACACCACGCAGACACCTCTCTAAGAATGCAGTAGGCGTTGTCCATCCCTCTGCGAGAAACTGCTCATAAGAATGCTCGGGCATGCGCGACCAAATCGAGTCACTCTCTACCCATCCGTCTTCTTGAAGAAGAGTTCCGAATGGTGTATCCTTGTGCCACAACACCGTTACATCCCCGGGGTTATCGCGCTTATGTTCCGCTACACCTACGCGGTCCAGGTCCTCTGGATCATACAGCCAGTAGACATTCGCATGCTCGTAGTTTGGGTCACGTGCACCCCTGAACACCTCGCGTCCTTCGACTGACCACAAGTCCGACACAATGTTGAGATCATGCTCGGTAATATCAGAACTCACGGGATATACAATTGAGCGATCAATCGCAGACAACATTCCTTAATCAAATGTAACCTTTACCGTCACGTCGTGGATACGCACGGACTTGGTGGCCGAACGACTCAGCTCGTGACGCTTACGGCGTTCACCGTCCTTGGGCTGAATGACCTGCGAGCACTCCTCCATATCCGCATGGATCTCGTCGTAATGGGTATCCAGGTACTCAAGCACCTCATCCTGAATGGCCCACTCAAAGAAGTTTAGCTGACCCACCGTGGTGTCCAGACCACGGAACTGAATCCGCTTCCAGCGACAGAAGGGATCAAACATCTTTTTGTTATACGCCTTGAGGTGTGACTTGTAGACCAAGTACACGATGACGTGACGGTTCGTCTTCGTCATAAACGATACATTGTACTTCTTCGAATAATTGGTCACAAACCAGTCCAGTAGGCGCAGACTTAGCTTAGACTTTCCGGTAAGGACCTCCTCAATGCGCTGAAAGTGTTCGGGGTTTGAGTAGAATCCTTCTAACCGACGCAGAACCCATTGCTCTTTGCTCTGAATCGTCTCCATACTGATTCTGTGTTACAGCACTGAAAATGAGTTTTCGAATGCGACGCATAAACAAACGCAATGGAAGCGGTTATCACAGAATGGCTGCGCGAACCACCTTATACTCGCCCGAAGAAACGACTTAAGCCCCTGATCATGTTGATAACGTTACTCGCGCCTGTGAGCTACACAAAGGCTAGACGGTTCGTGTTTACCGCATTGGAGGAAGCGATGAAGGGAGAGCTTGGGCAGATCTGGATACGTGATCGTTGTGTGCGGAGAACCATTCGCGTCTATGGTATGAATGACCAGCGCACGTCGGCATGGCATGCGAAGCGAGGTGAGATGATCACGGCATCTGAGGTTTATCAGATCTTTACGGGCGGGGAAACCAGACGCAGCCTCATCCTCCGCAAACTTGTGCCGCCACAGCCGACAAGCGGGCATGGAGTCGGTGCGATGATCTGGGGAACGCGCTTCGAGCCGATTGCAAAGGAGTTGTATGAAGACGAAACCCGTTGCACAATCACGGATGTATCCTGCGTTCAGCACCCGATCTACCCGTTTCTTGGAGCATCGCCCGACGGGATCATCTTCCCCACCGATCCAGCCGATGTGCGTCGCCGCGGCCGACTGGTTGAGTTCAAGTGCCCGTTCTCGCGGGCCGAGTCCGACGGTGTCCCTGAGGGATATGTCCATCAGATGCAGATGCAGATGGAGTGCACGGGCATCGACGAGTGCGAGTATGCCGAGTTCAGGTTCAAGCAGGTGTTCTCATCCGAGTGGATTCGGTCGACTGCAAAGAAGGGCGTCTTCGCTGTATTGGACGATGATACTGTGAAGTATAAGCCGGCTACCATGGATCTCGCCAAGTGGCAGATGGAGATCGGCGAAGCACAGTTCATCTACTGGCTGCTTTCCTCGACGAAGAAGGCCTTTGTTCCGAAGGACCCTGGTTGGTTGCCCAGACATATCGCAGCTCTCCAATCTACATGGGACGAGGTTCTTCTTCATCGTGCTGCGGGAACGCTACCACCGCCTCCGCCACCGAAGGCTCTTCCTACACTGGACATTTGATCACGCCCGGAAAGTAATACCCCTCAGTGGGGAGCCTGCGATCCACAAACCAACGATCGGGCATCACAATTTTTCGGTTCGCATTGAGGAACGCACCCCACCAGGAAAAGGACGAGTTTGCACAGATTCCACCGGCGCATTGGCTCATCAAATACAATGTTTCGAGTTCCGGCTCATCTATGATCGTGTATGAAAGACCAGCCAAATACGGCCTAGACATCGCATAGGGAAGGTCATTTGTTACGATGAAGAAATGGGCATCTGGGAACATCTTGATCGCCCTCGCATAATACTCATCCAACCCAACATCGTGATATGGATTCCCCACGTAATCACCGCCGCGAATATGGAGAAATATGCCGCTCTGAACAGGGTATTTCGAGAACACGGCGGTTGGGAACACTAACTTCGAGATAAAGTCGCGATCAACATATCGCCAGTCTTGAAAGTATCCACGTAACTCGGTGTTCATAGATCCGCGCAGTAACTCATTCCAGTTAACGTATGCTTTAGGGTCATTTATATGGTTGAGTGGCTTCATCTGTCTATAGAGTGGTTTGAAGGTCTGGAAGATGGTGTCGAAGTAAGACACTGATGTATGAGGAGATGGATTGCTGAGCGACTGTAGGTATGAAAGTCGATTGGTCCTCCTCGCAATCTGAAGAAGTGCCGCCAATTGAAAGAGTTGGTTTCCCAATCCACCAACGAGTTCCACGGTCAATGAGAACGGCATTATTACTTTCAGATGAAAAACCATGTTCCACAATGACCGTAACGTTTGTTACTGCGTTCTTGGATCTGCATGAAACGAGAGCCAAGGACAAGACAAATGAAGCTCGTATCAACTACTTCAACCAGTTGGTTGCAACCGGTATTCGCCTCCACGTGTTTGTGAGCCCAGAGCATCGCGATAAGATTTCTATTACGAATGGTGTGATTGAGACAATCTCGCTTGAAGAGCTTGATTTCTATGCGATCTCGCCACAAGGGTTACCTGATACTCGTTCAGACGAGCACGATACGCGCAACTTTCTGATTCTGATGAATGCGAAGATTGAGTTTATGAAGCGAGCCATACAGGCAGGTGACTCGACTCATTACGCATGGGCTGATTTCAACCTGTATCACGTGTTGAAAGACCCGCAGTCGGCCAGCGATCTTCGAGCGATAGCATCTGGATACCTCCCATCCACATGCATGTTCTTTCCAGGATGCTGGCCCAAGGGTGTGTTGTGGGATGCAGTGAACTGGCGTTTTTGCGGAGGCTTCTTCCTTGGAGATCGAGAGTCACTTCTCAAGTTTTACGAGTTGTACGTAACCGAATACCCTCGTCTTCCCAAGCTCACATGGGAAGTCAATACATGGGCATATCTCGAGACATTGGGATTTCCAATCAATTGGTACTCAGCAGACCATCGTCCGTCGATTCTACACATCCCGCGAAATGTAGTCGTTGTGCCGCCCGATATCCCGTACACATGGGCATCTCCTGATTGTGGACTGTACATCGGTGGTCCACTATATCGGTTTGTATTGGACTGTATTCGCTCGTATGCA